GACGCCGTTGATGAAAGTGAGCGTGCGGCCGATGCCTGGGCTGCGGCGCGCGTCGCAGACGATGACGACGGCGCGTACCCATACCTTCGTTTGCGCCGCCAGCGTGCGGTGTTGGAGGTCGACGCGCGCGTCTCTCGGGACGCGCGCGTGCACTGTCGCTCGCGCTGTCCGCCGTTTTGCCCTTGCTCCGATTCGGAGGAGGAGTATCTTTCGGCGGGCGGGTCGGCCACTGCGATTGCTGCGCTTACGGCGGCGCTGAAGGGCGCTGAGTACGCGCCCGGCTTTCGTACGTTCATGGACGCAGCTTCGACGCTGTACGTCATGAAAGAATCGTCGACCAAGGGCGCGGTCGTGGCGTTCGCTAGTTTCATGCTGAGGCATGGCGCTACGCGCGCTACGCCGCTCGGTGACGAATTGTGCGAGTTGGTGGATGAACTTGATGACGGGCAGTTCGCCCGTGTCATGCTTGAGCAAATCCGCCAGGACGCCGAGCACGAGATGTCCGAGGGCGAGTTGTACGTGCGCGACGTTGGCATCGTGCGTATTGTGCAACAGAAGGTGGGCACGGCTGAGGCCCGCGTCCGCCGGCCCGAAATCACGCACGATGAACTCGTGCGGCGCATAGCGGCCGTCGATGACGTGCGTAGTATGGCGCGCGCGCGTGGAGCGACCCCCGAGGAAGAAGATGCGCTCGCGCGGCTTGCGGCGGCTGGCGCGACATTGCCCGAGTTTGGCGACTGTGTCGCCGTCGGTCTTTGGGCGGACATGACCGAGCGGATTTTTAGGTCGTGGAATAACCCGCACCGTCCGACAGCCAACACCGTGTGGGGCGCCATACTGCGCAATCCGGTTGCGGCGATGCTGTGGACCCTCTTGCAATCGACGTTCACCACGCGTTTGCCCGAGGCTCTTCGCATCCCCATCCTGCGATTGTGCGACAAGATGGGCGGCTCCGTTTCTGAGGTGTTGAAGATGATCTGGGACTTGTTTGTGTACATGAAAGACATGGTTGTGTCGATGTACTACAACACGTGGGACGATTTCACCAAGCATTTGACTACCGTGGCGTCGTTGCACGCCGCTGTTATCACTCTTGAGACCCAAATTCGTGACGACCCGAAGTGTTACACGGTCGGCGAGGCGTTGGCGCGAGTGGCCGCGATGGAGAAGGCGCTGTTAAAACTGATAGCGCGTGCCACCGATCGCAACAACGTCGGGCTTGTTGCGTGCCATCGTGCGGTCATCGATTTGCGCGCTTTCGTGCAGGCCACGTGGGGGTCGGCCACTATTCCTCAGGCGGTGGTTTTCCATTTTTTGGGATCGCCGGGGCTGGGAAAGACGGGTTTGGGCAGCCAGTTGCTGGACATCTTGTGTCGCAGGGCCGATCAGAGTGGCAACAAGACTTTGCCCAACCGCATTCATCGTATGGTCAAGGCCAAGCATCAGGAAACCTTTACGAGCGCGTGCATTGCATTGCTCATGGAGGACGCGTTTGCGGTGCACATCGAGAAGACCCCTGGCGTGGAGAATCCGTTGCATACGATCATGCGGCTCGGAGACGGTACACCACTGCACTTTGAACACGCGCATTTGGATTTGAAAATGCAGGCGGGTGCGGCCATCAAATACGCGGTGCTCACGGACAACGTCGAGCCGCAGTACAGCAGCTGGGGCGCGCAGGACACGGATGCGGTGCTACGTAGGATTACGTATCACGTCTTCTTCCACGACAGGCCGGCGGGTCGGCCGGAGACCAGCGCCGAGTACGACGAAGTTGAGGCGACCGTCATGGAGGGCGACCCCGGCGGACAAGTTGGCCCGGCCGGGTTGCGTCCACGCCGCATCATTGGTCGTTGGAAGCGCGCCGACTTGTTGAGCAACCTCGTCCGGCTGGCGGAAATGAAGCGCAGTACCTACGATGTGAGGCACAACGCTCTCGCGAACCCCGTGTCGTGTGACACGTGTTTGTTGCCGGCCGGGTCTTGCTTGTGCGTGCGCGAGGCAGCGGGTGGTGTCGCGGGGGTGGCCGTGCCCGCCCGCGACTTCGCCTACGCCGCCGCAGCTCTGGCAGCCATGAGCGCGTTTTTGATGACTGGGTTTGGGTACGCGACGTGGGCCACTGCCGTTGTGAGCACCGGTTTGGCGCTTGCGACGTCCGCGCCCATGTTGGCCTACGAAGGTGGCGCTTTCGTTGGTGTCATGAGCACGCGCTTCACCGCCGGGCGGTGGTACGGCGTGTGGCGTACGTACGTCGAATGTCTTACCCTGCTACGCATCGCCATGCACGATCCTTTGGCGTGGACGGACGCGACGTTCAGGCGCGTCGCCAACCGCGCGTTGGTCACTGGCCGACATAGCGCCGTGCACGGCGTGCTCATTGCGCGTCGAGTGCGCAGTTGGAGCGCGGACGAGCGTGTGGTCGCCGCTTTTGCCGTACTCACTGCTGGCATAGCCACTTACGCCGCGTCTCGCGCCGTGTCGGTTTTTGTCGGGCGGTGGGGCGAACCGGTGGTCGCGCCGCCGGTTGAGGCGACGCGGCCCCAGAGTTCTGTTGTGCCTCGTGACGGCGTCGCCGCTGGCAACGTCACCGCGGGTGTGCTCCCGCCCGTGCTCGACATCCCCAGCTCGCAGGACGCCGCGTTGCAAGACGCGGCGCGTGCCATTGTGCCCAGCATCGTGCGTGTTTACAGCCCCAAGCTGAGCATGACCGTCGCGATGGGCATTGCGTACGCGCCGCGTCACGTTGTCACTGTTGCGCACATCTTGGATTCGGTGCGCGCGCCTCCGCGCATAGCTGTGCGCGCCCCCGGCACGTACGCCAATCAGCCGGTGTGCCAATTGATGCCGCAGGCTGCGGTGTCGGTTGACAACGGGTCTGACGTTGCGCGGTTTTTCGACATGTACGCGGCGCCGCCCTCTCCGTTTCAGTTCGTTTCACCGGATTGGCGTGAGGGCGAGATACATCGCGTGGCGTGTTTCGCAGAGGGCGGCACCAAGATTGTCCTTGCCGACGGCGCACGCTCGAAGAGCGTCGGCACGTACCGCGACCCAACGGGCCAATTGTACACGCTTGATGGCATGTATTGGCTGCAGACTCAGATGACGTTTGGTGACTGCGGTACGCCGGTGCTGGCCATGCATGAGGGTAACCCTGTCGTTATCGGCTTCGTGTGTGCCGTGTCGGCAGATCGTCGCCACGTGCTCGTCAGGCCGCTTCAGGGGATGCTCTCGTGGCGCTCGGAGTTGGCCCCACCTGAGGCGCCCCCGGTGACTGATTACCTGGCCGCGGCCCGCGAGCTCGGTAGAGAGTTGGTTGTCGGCGAAGTGCATGACTGCAGCCCATGGCGCTACGCCGCGCGCGTTGGGCACGTGTTGGGCACCATGAAACCGCGCATCGGCGAGAGCACGAAGTCGCGTATGGTTGCCACGCCTTACGCTGACCGCGTGTACGCGGCTTGGCCCGAGGCCGTCCGGTACGTCGCGCCTAGCCCGGCCGTTGTGGCTGACTACGATTGCGGCGGCAAGACGGTGAGTGGTAACTTTTGGGTCAAGCGCATTTGCCAGGCACTCACTTCGGACACCGAATTGTGGGTGCGACCGGGTGCGTACGAACTTGCGGAGCTCGTCGCTGCGCGCGCGTTGTCGGCCGCGCGCGCGAGCAGCGTGCCGGTGGATCGCGAGTTGACGATCGACGAGGCCCTCAATGGGGTTGGGCGGCTGCGCGGCGTCAATGTCACTACGAGTGCCGGGGCCGAGCCTGGCGGCGGTCGTAAGGTGGCCCATCTGGTTGAGCTGCCCGCGACTGCCGATGGCCGCAGGAGATGGGGCCTGTCCGAGGCGTTGGCCGCGCGCGTGGAGTGTGCGCGCGCAGCGTTGGTTCGCTACAGGCTACCCGCGCTTTTCGGCATGGCGACTTGGAAGTCGAATCAAGCCGTTGAGCCGGGCAAGCCGCCGCGTGCGATTTTCTGGGGGCCCATGCGGCTTCTGGTGCTCGCGCGGCAGTACCTTGGGGCCTTTGCGATGTCGTTGTCACTGAGCCCCGCGATCTGCGGGTGTGTGGTCGGAGTCAACGCGTGGAACCCGCACGAGTGGCGCGCGCTGTACGACTGGTTGCACGGGGCCGCCGTTGAAGGCGACTTGGTCGTGGTTGACTTGGATTACTCGGGGTTTGACGCGCGCACTCGGCTGTCCGATTGGATATTGCCGGCGTGGTGCGTGCGCGCTTTCCTCGTCGGTGCCTTGTGGACGGCGTCGTTGGTGTGTGCGGCGTTGGCCGCGTTGTGGAGCTATTTGGCTTCACCATACATCATCAGATCCGAAGTCGTGTTCACCGATTGGACCACCAGTGGGTGGTTCGCGACGTCCGAGTTCAACTCGCTGGTCGACTACATCAAGCTGGTCTGCGCCGTCGCGCAGGTGACCGGTCTGTCCGCCGTCCAGGTCGCGTCGTGTGTGCGCATGATCGTGTACGGGGACGACGTCAATCTCGCGTTCAGTGCGACTTGGGCGCGCGCGCACGGGCTCGACCCGGACAGCCTACTTGTCGCGATGCGTGCCGTCGGCGGGCATATCACGGACGGCGTCGACAAGACGCGTGCGCCGGTTTTCCGCTCGAGTGCGGCGGACGTGAGGTTCTTGAAGCGGGCGCGGCGCGTCGCTATGCGGGACGGACGTGCCTACATGTTGGCGCCGCTGGCGTGGGACTCCGTTCTTCGTTCGCTTACGATGTACGAGCCGTCGCGCGAAACAACCGTGCGCGTGCAGGATCAGCTGGTAGGCGCTTTGCGCTCTGCCGTTGACGAGGCATGGCAGCATGGCGAGGATCGCTTTGCGGAGATGCGTGCGTTCGCCATGAAGGAGGCTGCGGCACTTGACGTCGCCGTCGTATTTCCGACATACGACGAGTTGTGGGAGCGGGCTGTCCAAGGGCGGCTCGTGGCGCCGTGGGTCGGACCCGGCGAAGAGAGTGATAGGTGACACCCGAGGGTGCGTTTCTGTACATAGGAGTGCAGTTTTGCCTATCTCCTGCAGCGGTTGTGTTTGCGTTCGTGCGAGTGGTGTTGTTTGACTTGCGGGCGCGGCTGTGTGTGCTGCGCGTGTGCGTGTGTCGGGCCCCACACTGGGGGCGTTAGAAATTAAGTGCGGTAACGGCGTAGGGCGTAGTGGCGATCGACTAGGACACCGATGTCGACACACGGATGCTCGTACATTGCACATTGCGTTGATCTTGTACGAGTGAAGGGGTTTGCGATCAAGTGTCGCACCGAGTGTACCTCGCCGGCATTCCCGGCAAACACGAGGCGTGGCCAGACCGGCTGAGCGCGTACGTGACCGCGCGTAAAAACCGAGATGACGAGCTCTGGTTCTGCGTCGTAATAGCGCAGTTTTTATATTCGTTCCCAACAACATTACGAATTTAGCGGTGGTCGGTTCCGACCCTAAACTGGAACCGGTTTCGGTGGCGCCCAAGGACCCTGGGCTCGACAGCGCTACGGCGGTGTTCGAGGCGGCGCACGAAGAGTCGCTGCAGCAAGGTGACGCTAGCGCCCCTAACCAACCGCTGACCGCGACGGGCACGGGTCTTAGCGAGTTCTTCGCTAGGCCCGTGTTGATTGCGTCGCAGATCACTTCGGCTGGTTTTAGCTATGCGATAGCCCCGTGGCAATTGTACGCCGTGACGGCGAGCGTACAGGCCAAGCTGAAGAACTTCCACCAGCTTCGCGGGCGGTTGCACGTGCGC